CAGGCCCATCTTCTGCATCTGGTCGGCGCTGGCGCCATAGAGCTCGGCGGTCCTCTTGTCCTGATCGTTCAGCGCCTTCTCTCGGCGCTCCTTGACCGGGTTGACCTTGGCCGACACGCCGGTTCCAATGTCGGTGTCCTTCATGCCCTTGGCCACCTGGTACCCGGCGCTGCTGACGAGCTTCGCCATCTGGGCCGGATTCATGTCCTGCATCATGTCGGTCGTGGTCGCCATGTCGAAGTTCTCGGCGGCCGTCTGGAACTTCTCGATTTTCTCCTCGGACATCCCGGAGTCGCGGAGGATCGAGGCCTGCATGTCCTTGCTCGCCTTGGTGGCCACGAGCTGGCCGTCGGTGTTCTTCTTGAAGGTAAGGCCCATCTTCATCAGGGCGTCCTTGTTCTGCTGAAGGATGCTCTCAGAGGACGCGCCGGAGGCGACCTGGTCCTTCAGCTGCGAGTTCATCTTCTTGTAGTAGTCGAGGCCCTCCGAGGATATTCTCTTGTCCTCGGACGCCATCTTCGTCCACTTGTCCAGCTGCTTGGCCTCCGCCGGGTATTTATGCGTTATCCATCCGGGCAGCGCGTCGTAGAGGCTCCCGACCAGCCCGAGCACCTCGTCGAATATGAAGTAGAGCTTCTGGAGGAGGACCTTGATGACGTTCTCGACCTGCTCGCCGATCGACGTGGTCGCGTTGACGTTGTCCGTGGTGAGCTCCTCGAGGGACTGCTTGTGGCCTTCGTCGCCCTTGGCGATCTGCAGGTCGGCCTCGGTCTGGGAGATGGAGGCCTCCTTGAGCTTGTCCTCGAGGTCCTTCTGGGGGAGCTTCTTCATGGCGGCCTCGAAGGCCTCCTCGTTCTCCTTCTCCTCCTTAGATCCGGCTATCAGGCCCTTCTTGTCGAACCCCATCATCTTCTTGAGGTTGTTGTTGAGCGAGACGCTGGACGTACGTCCGGTCTTGCGGACCTGGGAGGTAAGATCCCCCATGTTGTCCTTGAGGGCTATGATCGCCTTATACTCGGCCTCGGAAACGCCGAGCTGCTTGGCGACGTGCTCTCCGAGGCCCGTGAGGTCGCCGCCGGTGAACGCGCCGGCGTAGGACTCGAGCGACTCCATGCGCTCCATGAGGCCCATGTCGCGCATGCCGGTGGCCATCTTCAGGGGATCCTTGCTCTTGGCCATGGCGGCCATCCGGGCGGCCTTGTTCATCGCCTCGATCGTGGCCCCGGGGACGCCCTTCGCCATCGCCTCGCCGGCGACGTCCCTCATGGCCTTGATCGGGTCGTTCCCCTGCAAGGCGGTCGTCATCTTCTTCGACAGGTCCGGACCGAGCTCCTGTCCTATGGCGGCGGTCGCCCTCTTCACGCCCTTGTTCATGATGTCGGCCATCTTCCCGGGGCCGACGACGAAGACCATCTTCAGGCGCTGCTTGAAGTCCATCTGGTCGAAGCCCTTGCCGAACGCCTGCATGAACCCCTTCACGGACCTCGGGTCCATTGTCTTGGAGAGGAGCTTCATCGTCCCGGTGAGCTCCTCTATCCGGTTGGTGAAGAGGTCGAGGTTCGGGACGGCCTCGTGGAATATGTCCATGAACTTGTGAACGGGCATGCCGGCCTGGGTCGCCTGCTTCACAATGTTCCCCATCGTGGTCTGCACGTTGTCCGCGCTGATTCCGATCTCGGTGACGAACCCGCCCATCATCTTCGCGACGTCCTCGGACGAAGCACCGATGACCTTCCCATAGAGCTGCGCGTCCTTGGCGAACTTCACGAGCCCGACGTTCAAGTCGCCCTTCCCCATGTCGCGGAGCATCTTCTCGGTCTGGACTATCGAGCCGGAGGCCTCCTTGGCGAAGGCGCCGACAGTCCTCAGGGAGCCCTCGGCGTCCATCCCGAAGCGGACGAGGGCGCCGCTGGACTGCATGGCCGCGGTCCGCATGTTGTTGAGGGCCTTCGTGTACTCTCCGGCCCCGGCCCCCATGTCGCCAGCGAGCCCGATCCCTGAGGTCAGGGCCTTGTTCAGGGTGGCCGCGTTGCTGCTCAGGGACATGAAGAGCTGCACGAGCTCGGCGAGGACCATGGCGGCGGTCCCGAGGGCCGCCACGGCGGAGCCCATCTGTCCGGCGGCCGCGTCGCCCTTCGGACCGCCTCCGGCGGCCGCGTTCGCCGCCTTGGCGGCCAGGCCGCCGGCGCCCTTCCCGACGGCCCCGAGGGCCTTGGCGATGCCTGCCGACCCGCCCTGCGTAATCCCGGACACGACGCCCTTGAAGACGTCCGCGCCGCTGAACCCGGCGGCGGCCTTCCGGAGGGTGGCAGCGCCGTCCTGCTGGGCTTTGGAGGCCGCCTTGACGCTCTTGGCGTTGTCCTTCCAGACCTTGGACTGAGACTCGACCTGCTTGTACAGCTTTGAAAGGACGCCCTCGACCTTCTTGGACTCGATGGAGAGGCCGGCCTTCGCCCCGGGGTCGGAGGTCTCCCCCATCTTCTTGGCGACTTCTGCGGCCTCCTTCTTGGCCTCGTCGATGGCCTTTCCGAGGGAGCCGAGCTTCTTCCCGGCGTCCTGGGCGCCCCTGGATATGCTGCTCCCGAGCGCGGCCGCGGCCGCGCCGATCTTCATGAGCTCCTTGGCGTTGACCTGCTGGGTCTTGCCGAGCTTCGTCCAGTCGACGCTGGCCTTGGCCAGGCTCTTCTGGAGGGCCTTAAAGTCCCTCTCGGCCTCCTTGACGGACTTCGGATCGATCTTTACGACGATCGGGACTTCAAGCTTTACCTGTTCTTTAGCCATCCGTCACCTTCCCCCGTCCTTAGGTCCGCCGTCCAACGGCCCATCGGAGGTCTCTTCCTCGCCCGGGGAAACCACCCTCCGGTGCATCTCGAGCTGGTGCATCTTGGCGGCCTCCATCCTCGCGAGGTAAGCGTCGGCCTCGGCCCTCCCGCCGATGATCCTCGAACCGCCGCCCTGAGCGTCGTTCACCCTCGGACGGGAGAAATAAAGGCGCTTCTGGTCCTCTATGGCGGCGGCCCTGTCCCTGAGGCCCCTCTCACGTGCCTCGACGACGGTGTCGTGGAAGTCCTTCTCTCCGGAGAGCGCCGCCGACAGCTGATCGGCGAGCTCCTCCACGGAGTCCGCCCGGAAGCGCTTGGCGACATCGGCCTGCCGGCCGTCGGGGAGCCTGACCGTCTCCGTCGGGTCGGGGGCGCCGGCGAGGCGGTTCAGGTATGCGTGGAGGGCCAGCATCTTGGCCTCCTCCCGGTCGACGCGCTCCTTCTCATGGCGCATCTTGTCCTTCTCGTCGATGGACCTGATGCTCTTTCCGGCAAAGCAGGAGCCGATGAACTTGGCGTGCGACCAGTCCTTCTCCATGGAGTCACGGAGGTCCTGTATGTTGTTCATCGCGGTCCAGACCTGCTGGCAGTAGTTCATGCCGAGGTCGTCCGTGCCGGGGATGCCGGTGCACGAGGACGCGTTGATAGGCTGGCCCTTCACCTGGAGCCACTTGTAGCGGGACCTGTTCTCGTACGAGTAGGGCTCGACGAGCGGGAAGAGCCTCGACGCCCTCTCGTTCAGCGCGGACAGGTTCTCGACGACCTTGTTCTGGACCTGGACCGGGAGCCTCCCGACGAGCTTCATGAGGCGGACGATGTGGTTCGGCCTGTCGTGCAGCACGTTCTGGCCGTCGGCCATGAGCACGCTGTGTGCTATGAAGGAGCTCCGGAACGAGGCCCTGGACTCGGCAGACGTGGCCCCGTACGGCCTCATGAACTCTATCATCCTCACCTCGTTCGCGTTCAGGGTCTTGAACACGAAAGTCCTGCCCTGGACCACGGAGGAGCTGTGCAGGAAGCCGGTGAAGACGTACTTCTCGAGCTCAGACCAAACCCCGTCGTCTACCTTCTTGTAGACATCCGGGACCGTGATCTTTATCCTGCGCTTCCCTTCCTCAGGGACGGGTGCGCTCATTCGTCACCGAGGGGGAGGCTGAAAGCGAGGATTCCGGTTGGAATGAGGCTTGTCGATTTCGGGAGGAGAGACTGCCGTCCGGCGTGACGGCTCCTCGATGACCTCGGACGGGACGGAAGGCGTACCGACGTGCACGGGGCCGTGGACGCCAGGGTGGCGGCTGACGACCGGTACGGGTATGGGGCCGACGGCCTGCATCGGCGGGGGAGCGGGGGCTGCGTTCGGGTTCGGATGCTGGACGGGGGCTCCCGAGGGGGCGGCGTCCCTGAGCGCCGCATCCTCGGACTCCATGATCTCCCTGGCCCTGCGCGGGACCGGATCCGGAGAGGGTGGGGCTCGGTCTGGCACCTGGCGGAACGGGTCGAAGTCGTCCCCCACGGGAGGGGCCGCCCGGACCGGCTCGTCGGGGACTTCCTCGTCGAGCTCCTCCCTCCGGGCGGGCTCATGGTCGGGATCCACGAGCTGGTTCATGCCGAGCTGCTCGCGTAGCTCTGTGACCTTCACCATGAGGTCGGCGAGCTCCTCGCGAGGATCCTTGGTGTTCTCGAACTTGACGTCCTTGAGGTTCTGCTTCTGGAATGACTCCATGAGGTCGGCGTAGACCGCGAACGCGTCGTCGACGAACTGGGCGCCCCATCCGGCCATCTTCCCGTACAGGTATCTGTCCAGGGACACCTTCACGGGCTTCCTTTCACGGTCCAGGGACGGAAAGACGGGCACGCCGTCCCTGTACGGGCGGAGGTCGGTCTCGTTGATGCCGACGACCGAGTGGGAGAGCGTGATGCGCTTCGTCTCCCCGATGACGTTCGACTTCGGATCCGCGCTCGTGATGGTCTCGACGACCTTCCCCTGTCCGACCATCGTGAGGGGGGCGATCCACAGCACAACGTCCCCGACCTTCCTCTTCCAGAGGACGTTGGTGCCGACGTTCGTGAGCGCCGACTCGAGATCGTTGAAGAAATCCGCTTCCATTCAGGGTCGCCTTTCGGATGGATGTCCGAACTGACCCTACCGGCGGACACGGATCGGCCCGGGCCGGGAGGTCCCGATCCGGGCCGAAGTTGGAGCCGGTCAGCCGGCTCAGGGAATCAGACGTGCCGCCGCCGAGCCGCCGCTCGTGTAGAGGCGGGAGCCGAAGCCCTTGAGCGGGTTGTTGCCCGAGTCGAGGAGGTCGCCGTACGTGTCGGCCGAGACGCCGTAGAGCGAAGTTCCGTCCGTGACGTCGGTGCAGGTCGCCGCGGCGTCCTCCACGACGATGGCCGAGTCGCTCGGGAACGAGACCGAGATGCTGTTGAGCCAGCAGGCCTCGAAGTACGTGATGAGGGCGAGGGTGCCGCCGTCCGTGTCGGGGGTCTTCATGAGGATCTGGCTGATGTCCTGGTTCACGACGAGCTCGGAGAACACGAGCTCCGAACGGATGTCGAAGGGCCACTTGTGCTGGCGGAGCGACCGGACGAGGCCGTCGACGCCGGCGCGGTAGCCGAGCTCCTGCATGATTCCCGCGGTGTACAGGAGGGTCCTGTTCAGCGTGAGCGCCATGGGCTCGGTGACGCCAGGCACGAGCTCCTGAATCTTGTCCCCGAAGCCGACGCCGCGCACCGGGTCGACCGCCCTGGACTCGCTGAAGTCGAAGGTCGACAGGACGCCGACCTGCTTCTGCTTGGGGGTCGAGGACGTGTACGGCGTGCTGAAGACGCGGTTCTTCTGGGAGATCGCGACGCGGGTGTTCGGGGAACTGCCGCGCCTGTAGATGTAGGTGTCGCTATCTGCCCTGCTCATGCCAAAAAGGAGGCATTAAGCCTTTAGGAGTTTCCTACGTACATGAATATGTTCGATCCGGCGGCAGCGGCGCGGACGAAGGCGGCCAGAAGGAGGTTCCAGGCCAGGGAGCTCCTGCGCAAGCTGAAGACAGGGCCATGCGAGGACTGCGGGAACCCGGACCTCCAGTCCTGCCAGATGGACCTATGGAAGGACGAGGGGACAGAGTCGCCGTCCCGCATGCTCCTCCTCAGCCTGAAGAGGATAGCCGTCCGGGCGGCCGAGTGCACGCTCTTGTGCGCCAACTGCTCGAGGCTCAGGACGTGGAACCTGGACAGGTTCCGAAGATCCGGTCCGACGTAGACGAGCGGTACGATCAGACGATCGTACCGCTCGTGGTCACTCCTCCGGATCCCACTCCTCGGCCCGCTTCAGGAGGTTCCTGATGAGGGAGGACGCGGCGACCTGGACGGTCGAGACGGCCTTGCCGATCTCGTCCGCGACGACTCCGGCGTGATGCCCGGCGACCTTCTCGTGCTCGGCCTCGGCGAGCTCGGTCGAGAGCTTCTCGAGCTCGGCGGAGAGCTTCTCGAAGGCGGCCTTCGCCCTGGGCGCGGCCTTGCGGACCTTCTTGCCGTACTTCGAGATCTCCTTCTCGTAGCTCCTGTCGTCGCCCGGGCGGTCCATGATCTTCTTGACGATGGACGTCACGTCGCGCTTCCGGCCCTTAGCCTCGAAGAAGCGGGCGGCGACCTTCGAAGCGACCGTGTCCGCGCGGAGCTCCGGGCACGACGGATGGTGCACGCCGCCGGCGAACCGGACGGGTGACTGCTCCGGGCCGTGCCACGCGAACGTCGCGCAAGAGGCGCACTGGTGTTGTGGGACCGTGGACAGCCAGGACGCGGCGACGCGCGAGGCGACCGTCCCCAGGATGGGGACGGTCTCGCTCTTCTGCGCCCATTGGTCCTTGTCAGGAGTCTCGAACACAGTGCACCTATATCCCTGGATTGTGAGCTTGCCCGAGAGCGAGGCGCTCTCAAGGACGTCCGCGGGGATCTTCATGACCTCCCACTGGCCGTCCTCCCGAAGGTGGAAGCCCGGACCGGGCTGAAGCCTGGGCTCAAGCTCCGGCACGGCAGGTCAGCCGTGCTTCGAGAGCTTGCCGACCGCGGCCTTGAAAGCCGCCTCGTCGCCCGACTCGAGGGCCTCGTTCGCCTGATCGAGGAAGTCCTTGAGCATGCTCTTGCCGGCGTTCGACTTCGGGAGCGCGGTCTCCTCCATCGCGGCGAGGATCTTGCGGATGTCCCCCGCGACGAGCTCGGGGCTCGGGCTCTTGGAGGCGTCGATGGCGGCCGCGATCTTGCGGAGGTTCGTGGAGACGTCTGTCGGCTTCATGTTGGTCACTTTCCTTCGCCGTGATGGCCCTTGTTGCGGCGCTCGAAGTAGAACGTCGCGTTCTTGCCCTGGTCGCCGTACAGGCCGTGGACGGCCTTCTCGATGGCCTCGAGGGGCTTCTCGAGGTCCTGGACGGTGTCGATCTCGGCGAAGACGCCGGCGACCTTCTCGATGATGCCCGCGATGCGAGGGCGGAGGTGCGCGTAGGCCGGGCGGCCCGACGCCTCATGGGCCCTGTGGAGGCCTGCAAGGATTGAGGCCATGCGGGCGTAGTTCCGGGCCGGGACCGCGGCCGCGGAATGGAGCTTCTTGATCTGATCCCCGATGGCCTCGAGGTCGGCCTTGGCCGAGCTCTCGCCGAAAGAGCCCTTGAAGCCGTCGGGCCTCTCGACCTCGCCGCCGCGGAGGAGGGCCGCCTCGTCGTTGAGGACCTGGACCGTGCGCGCCACGGCCGCATCCTGGGGGTCCATCTGTGCGAGGTGCTTGACGGCGGCGACGATCTTGCGTGTGTCCATGTGAGGTCCTCTCGTTGATCTTGGTAAAGGAGGCCTATCGATCAGCCGCCGATGCGGATTTCCGCCTCGGCCTCGACGTAGTCATGAATGCAGTAAAGTTCTTTCATGACCAAAATCTGTCCGAAGTGCGAAATTCGAAAGTCTCTCTCAGACTTCTTCAGAAACTCTTCCAAAAAAGACGGGCTGCAGGCAATATGTAAAAAGTGCGTCGGCCAGAACTCATCAAGCTACTACGACAAGAACAAAGACAGCCTAAAGTTGTCTATTGAAAAAAGTAGACTGAAGAGGGCGAAAGAGAACAAAGAGTACGTCCTGAAACACCTGAAGTCAAACCCGTGCGTCGACTGTGGAGAGAAAGACCCTTTGGTTCTCGACTTCGATCATGTGCGCGGGACTAAGAAGATGAACGTAGCAGCCATGATTCAGAGGGGAAACTCCGTTCAAGCCATCGAGGATGAGATAAAGAAGTGTGACGTCAGGTGTTCCAACTGTCACAGGCGCAAGACGGCCAAGCATCAGGGATGGTTCAAGGTAACATCGACCTTGTGATGCTTGAGAGCCCTCTGACCCAATTGATAGTTCTTCATCACCTGGTCGGCCGACGCGTTCAGCTGGTCGGCCGTCAGGACGCAGACCCTGCCGTCGTCCGACACGCAGCCGTCGGCGGTCGCGCGGATGACGGCCGACTTGGCGAGCGCCTTCACGTAGGCCCCCGTAAGGCCCTCGGTCATGTTGATGAGGGTCTCCCAGGTCTCCTGGGACACGCTCGAGTCAACGACCGAGTGATACTGGATCAGGAACTTCTTGAGCATGTCCGACCGGTCCTGGGCGTCCGGGAACGGGATTTCGATCTTCACGTCAAAGCGTCCGGGCCTGTTGACGAGGGCCTCGTCCATGGAGGCGATGTCGTTCGTCGAGGCGAGGACGACGACGCCGGCGTTCTCCTGGGCCCCGTCGAGGCACGCGAGGAACTCGTTCAGGACGTGAGGGTCGGATCCGAGCACGCCGCTCGAGCGGTCGCGGCCGAACAGGTCCATGTCCTCGATGAAGACGAGGCACGGGGCGAGGCCGCGGGCGGCCTCGAAGAGGGACGTGACGTCCCTGGAGCTCTCGATGGACTTGCCTGTGCACCAGACACGCGTGACCCGGCCGTCGACCTCGTGCGAGATGGCGCGGAAGATCGTCGTCTTCGCCATCCCGGGCGGCGAAATGAGGATGACGTTCTGGTTCGGGCACATCCCGAGGCCGGCGAGCGCGTCCATGTTCTCGAGGACGCCGACCGTGTTCTGGTGGATCGACTCCTTGATCGGGTCCTTCAGGACGACCGAGGACCACGAGGTGGACGTCACGGCGGCGAAGTCGAGCTTGCCGCGGACGAAGTTCAGGCACTGCTTGAAGTAGATGTCGTTGGCGGCGATCGAGGCCTGAAGGTCGCTGAAGAAGGCCTCCGCCGCGGCCTGCTGGCCCGGGGCGACCATCGCGGACACCGCGCAGGCCATGGACTCATAGCACAGGTCGATCGAAACGAACAGCCTCGACCCCGTCCCGCGGTGCTGGACGAAGAAGTTGCCGAATACGGGGAGGGTCTTCTGGACGCCCGGGGCGATCGAGAGCTGCTCGGACTGGACCCTGTAGGAGTAGTTGCCCTTGAGCATCTCCTTGAACTCGTAGGAGTCGAGGAACGGGACGAGCTCGTACTGGGCGAGGGGTCCGGCGAACATGTTGGCGATGGCCCACGCGTTCAGGTCGCGGAACACGGCCGGATACTGGCGGTTCAGCGTGACGCAAGTGTGGAGCTCGCACCCGAGCCACAGCTCCCGGACGTGGGCGTGGGGATCGGCCGGGACGCGGCGCTCAGGCACGCGACGAGAGTTCCTCTCGTCGATCTTCGCGAAGTACGAGTCGACCAGGTAGTTGACGACGCCCCCCATGGCGGCGTTGACCCCGTACTCGGATTCCTTCAGCCTCCCGAGGTAGGCCGCCGTCCTGCGCATGAGTCCGCCCATGCCGGGACCATACAAAAGGAGGCTAGGACGGGGGTGTCAGGGGGCGGGGCGAACCCATATCTCGAACGGCCCGTACTCGATCTCCACCATGAGCTTCTCGTTCGGGGGCACCGGGCCAGAGTTGCACACGGAGCTGAAGCAGCCCAACGGTTCCCCGGACTTGACGCCCTCGACGAGGTCCTCCACGACCTTCCGGTACACGTCTGCGCTCACGGACATCTCGGTGGTCTCGCCGTCATCGTACGACTTCAGGAGAGCGCGGAGGTACTCGACGCTGACGGTGCCCATCAGTCGTCCTCGTCCTTGCGGGCGGGGAGCTCCTTCAGGCGTGTCATGAGGTCCGGCTGGGTGAGCTTCTTCATGACCGCGTCCATGCCGGTCACCATGGCCTTGAGGCCCTGATCGCGCATCCGGCCCGGATCAATCTTGGACCGCGTGTCCTCGAGGCGCCGGATTCCGTTGTGAATGCGGCGCTTGTTCTGAAGAAAGTCGGTCCCGGCGACGTCGTCGTCGTCGACGGTGGCCCGGATGCCGAGCTCCTGGTCGCGGGGGGCCGCGACGGACCTCCGGCCATAGCGGTCCCAGAGGGACCGTTTGATCGCCCCGATCTTCTTCCGGATCATGACGACCTCGGGCGAGTCCGGGCCGGGAACCCTCGGCCTGATGATCGCATGCTTCGCGATCCAGGTGTACGGGACAAAGCGCATCGGCATGTGCTGTGCCGCCCAGTCCAAGAACTGGGCGGCACGATCCACCTCGTTGAGGGAATGATCGGGGACGAAGTCGCTGAACGAGGCGGACGCCGGTCGCGAACGCCCCCTGGCGGGCTCGGTGTTGCGCGGTTTGCTAGCGGCCTTCATGATTTCTGTCTCCGTTCTCATTCTTCAGTCCTTCCGCATACTTCTCCAGGACGGCGTACGACTCGATCACAGCCTGATACTCTGACTGCGCGCTGTGCGACCCGTTGTTCCGGTCGGGGTGCAGCGGGCCTGCTCTCTTGAGCATCGTACGCTTGCAGAACCTGAGATCTACGGCATGCCCGTACACGTACGGGAGGTTCAGGACCTCGCACGCATGCCTGAAATGCTCGCGCGTGACCCTCTGCCTCCGGACGTCCTTCCGGGCGACCGACCTGGAGGCGGTGACGCGGCGCCTGAGGTCCTCGGCGGCCTCGCGCACATAGCTTAGGAAGTCGTCCTTCGCAATCCGAAGGTTGAGGGCCTCGTCAGCGTCAGGATCGGCGAGGCTAGAAAGGACATAACTGTCGGCCAGGGACATGAGCTCGGAGAGAAACTTCTTCGACCGGGAGTTCTGGGACGACGATCCGTCGAAGTTGTAGTCCTTGGGACGGTCGGACGGCCCCGGAACGGACGGGGGGTCAGAAGGACGAGGGGTACGGCCGCCGGGGCCGGACTTCCGGAAGACCTTCCCTTCCGGGGAACGCGCCATGTACCCCAGAGAGTTGTACCCGTCGATCACGGACCTGACGGCGTCCTCGTGGGTGGCCTGCCCGGAGGTAACGATCTTGCGGGCGTCCCTGAAGAGGCGGATGACGGTGTACAGCGAGGCGCCGGAGTCCGCCATGCCCCAGAAGGGATCCGCCCAGGCACCAGCCCCGATGAGATTGCTGCGGTGCTCATACTCGGCGGACGTCCCGCCGAGAGCGGAAGCGAGCCATTCCCTCCTGTCCCCCTTGGGGACGTCCGGGCCGAGAGAAGAATAGTGGACCGCCCAGATCCTCCTCTCGGACTCAGCCTTCTGCTTCTCGCTCATGGCGCCGCACTCGCTCTTGTAGGCGGCCACGAGCTTGTCGAGCTCATTCATCTTCGGACTCCTCGGAGAGGGCGTCGCGGAGGACGCAGATCTCTCCCGAAAGACGTCCGGCCGCCTCGGCGATCCTGGACATGCGGTCGGACTCCATGCGCTCCGCTGCGGACTTCACAGCCCCGACTACCTCCTGCCGGATAGAATTTACAGACGAAACGGCCGACTCCAGCCTCGAGGAGAGGGACGCGACTTCTTCGCGAATGCCGGAGCTGTCGACGATGGACGGGGGAGCAGGATCGGCAGTCGCGGACTCCATGGACTTCAGCCTCTTGGAGAGGGAAGACTGTCTCTCCCTGATGGCCACGACCTCGTCCTTCACGAACACGAGGGTCTCGGCCATCTGAACCTGGAGGTCCACGGACTTGGCGAATCTCTCGACCATGAAAGACAGCAGATCGTAGACCGCGGCAGAGTCGACGCGGCGCGGACGGACGGGGACCTCGGGGGCGACATCGAGCTCGTCCTCTCCCGTCCCAGGACCGACGGCCAGGTCGGGCTCGGGCTCGAGCTCAGGCTCGAGGGGCGCAGGAAGGACTGCCCCCATGAACTCCGCGACGGCGGACGGCCCCTGAGTCTTGAGTTTTTCCATAAGGGAGCTCACGAAGAACCGGTTCTTCACCTTGTAGAACGGGGACCACTGGCCGACAGTCCTGCTGTCCATGGCGCCCTTTGCGACGAGGACGTCGAGGAAGGGGCCGACCCCGTCAAGAACCCCGTCCTCCTTGAATCGCCGATATGCGGCCTCCACGTCCTTGGAGGACCCGTGGGCGGGGACGGTCAGGTGGTCGAGCCGGATGGGCTCCCCCTTGGCAAGGGAGGAGAGGGCGACAAGGACGACCGCATGGAGATCCTCCCACCAGGACTCGCTGACCGGCTTCATGGAGATCGGTACCCCGGCGGGGGTCAAGACTTACGCTCCGGGGGGTACGCGACGACGCGGTCCCTGATGATGGCCGTCTGGGCGTCAGCGCAGTTCAGGAGAAGCCCGAGGGAAGGGCTGTCCAAGTGCCTCTGGACGTCACGGTAAAGGTCGTACGCACGGACGCGCAAAATCCGAGGGAGGCGACCGCCGCCGGGGGAGGTGCGGAAGACCAGAACGCACATGTTGGACCCGCGGCCCTCCTCGGACTCGCTGATATAGCTCATCCTCGCCATGACCGCCGGACGGTATCCGAGGTTCTCGGAAAGGTAGGACTCGACGGCGTCGAGGCGAGACTCGCAAGCGCCGGCGGCGGCGCGTGCGCGGCCCCTCTCCCTGCCCGAGGCGAAGGTGCACGCAACGACACCCCCGGGGCGGACCGCCCGGGCGGCCAGGAGGACCCTCTGGAGGGTGGCGGGGGAGACGTGGGAGGTGAAGTCCAGGTATGCGGAGGAGAGAGGGGCGGGGAGGAGGGGGAGGACGTTCCCGACGTCGGACACGGTGACGGTGACCCCGGGATAGGACTCGCAGAACAGGACCGCGGCGCTCGGGTCAGAGTCGACGGCGATCATGGAGGCGTCGGGGACGCCGAGGCCGCGGAGCACGGACGCGTCCCCGCCCTCGCGGGAGCAGAGGAACAGGTGCGGGCCGCCGACGAACAGGGCCTCGCCGAGGCTGTCGCGGACGGCCTCCCACACCCTGAGGCGGACCGCCTTCTTGGCCCTGGAGTCCCCACGGTATGAGGAGAACCGGGGCATCGGACGGAGTCGGACGGGCGAAGGAGGGCGCGCGGCCATGAAGTCGCGGACGGCCTCCATGACGGCGGAGCGGAACTCGTCGAGGACGATGTCGCGGACGAGAGAGCCGGGGGTCATCAGCGCAGGACTCCGCCGGACATCTCGTAGCACTTCCTGAGATGGTCGAACGTCATGTGCTTGGCCGCGGTCCTGTCGGTGCCGGCGGAGACGATCCGCGGGACCACGCCAGTATCGTCGATCGACGCGATCTCGACGACCCTCTTGGCGACGTTCTTGTTGTACGGCTTCCCGCGCCAGGTCTGTCCGACGGCGAGGCCCATGTCGCGGGCCGGCTTCGGGAGCCTAGACTGCTCCTTGCGGGCCTTGCGCGTGGCGGCGGCCTTCCTGCCGGCCCTCTGCCTGACGGAAGCCCTTTCGGCATGCTCGTTGGCCGAGGTCTCCTCGGGGTCGTCCGAGCCGTCGTCCCGGTCCGCGGAGGGTCCGGCGTCCATGAGCTCCTCCATGAGGATGTCGCGGACGGCCTGGCGAATGTCCTGCCCGACGACCTCACGAACGATGGTGCGGATTGCTTCACGAAGCTTCATGGCTGTCTCCTGACAGCAGCTTACGCCGGACACGATCCAATTTACGCAGGATCACCCCGGGGAGGGAAACGGTCCAGGTGGATGCCGCGATGGACGCCAACGCTGACGGGATCCGCCTCGACGGCCGGCTTCATGGAGTCGAGCGCCAGGTCCCTGAGGGCGCCAAGGTCGTCCGCGGTGTCGGAGAGCCGCTTGAGGAGGGCAGCACTGGTGCGAGGACGGGCCGTCCGGGAGGCAACCTCGGTGCGGAGCGACGCAATGGCCTCGAGGACGGGCGTGTCAGGACGGGAGGGCTGGTGGTGCGAGGACGCTATCGCGGCCGCGAGCTCCGACACGGCCTTCTTCACGAAGTCATGCCTGGACGACGAGGCCAGGGCCTCGGCCGAGGCAGACTTGTCCAGATCCGCGAGCCTCTTCCTTACGGAGTTCAGCTGGTGGCCAAGGGCGGAAGTCTCGAGCCCGGCCGCCTCGTGCTTCCTCTGCATCTCTATGGCGGCCTCCTCGGCGGAGGCGACCCCGTCCTTGAGCTCGTCCACGATGTCCGACAGGCCCTTGACGGTCTTGGCCAGTTCGAGGAGCGTGCTGAGGACCATGGAGTGCGACTTTGCCTGCGCGCCCAGCATCCCGGTGATGGAGTCCAGGACGGAGAGGACCGCGGACTGGGCGCCGGCCTCCGGGGCGGAGGCGGGGGTCTGATCCGGCGGAGCCTCGGCCTCGGCCTCCGCGCTCTCAGGATCGCCGTCGGGCTCCGGGTCCCGGACGGGCTCTATCTCGAGCTGGACCTCGGGGGTGTCCAGGGGGGCCGACTCCGGGAGGGCGTGGTCCATGTCGCACGGGGAGTCAGGGAAGAGGAGCGTCATGAGGCAGTTGGGGCCCTTCTCCTTCCACTCGTAGATTCTCCGGAGGAGCTCTCTGTCGGCCGCCTCGTACACGACGGGGCTCCCGGAGGCCCGCACGGCGCCGACCTTCACGAGCGCGTCCATGAGCGGAACCTGCCACGTGGGGGTCCATGCGGCCCTCTCCTCGAACTTGTCGCCCCGCCTGGCCTTGAACAGGGAGGATCTCGACTGGGGCTCCGGGACGGACAGGAGCTTCTTCAGCACCCCGACCGAGACGTCCATCTTGCCCTTCCTCTCGGCCTCCTTGGCGGCGTACCTTCTGTTCCTCATCTCGGCCTCGCTTGTTCCGAAGGTGTCCGCGACCTCCCCGATCTCGTCCTCGAGAATCGCCACGCTCCACAGACCGCCGGAGTTCGATTTCTCGTACATCTCCACGCCGCAGATCCGGCGCGACGAGACGTAGCCCTTCTTCATCATCGCGTCCACGACGGACCTCTGGAGCTTCCTCCCGATCGTCCGGGGCCCGCGCGGGCCGCCGTACGCGGGGAAGATCTCGTCCAGGGTCATCGGCAGCTCGGACTGGGCGAGCACCGTGGCGGCGTACGCGATGATCCAGCGTCTGGCTTCAAGTCCGGGCACGTGACAGCTTACGCCGGGCGGGACAGGACTTACGGCTTGACGGCCGTCATTCCCTCGCACGAAACGATCGGCGTCCCGCTCCGATCGGTAAGGCCGGACACGACATGAACATACGTCCTGCCGGTTCCGGCGCGGCCAAGATAGTCCAAAGGCGGCCCGATGTCGAAGGCCGTCTTGCCGCAAGAGGGGCACTTCAGAAGCGGAATGTCGTCCAGCATCTCCCCCGGAGACCAGTTCCGAACGTCGTGGACGACGGAGGAAGACGGGGCCTTCGACGGGACGGCCATCCCGTAGGCGCGGACGAAGGCTTCTCTCTGGAAGACGACGGTGTCGCCGCCGCACAGGGCGTCGACCCAGACGGCCCGGTCCGAGGGGCTCGACTTCCAGACCCCGGTCACGCTGAGGATGGCGCCGGGCTGGCAGAACTTCAGGAATCGCGGGTCCTGGAGGGAATGCTCCAGGTCGTCGGCCCCGGGCGGGGAGGACCGCCTCCAGACGTCACCTACCTGAGGAAATGGCATGACGGAACCCTACGACTCCGTAACCTCGCGGGCCGGCTCGTCCCTGCGGGCGCGCTCCTTGAGCGAGTCCGCGTGCTTCCCGTAGCAGTCGGCGCTCCCGTGCGAGTAACGGACTTCCTCGCCGTAGCGCCTGCACAGCGCCTCGTAGTCCTCGATGTCGTCCCTGATCGCCGACATGATGCTTCCCATGCCGGAGGGTACACCTAGGCTGCGAGGACGGCCGAGACGATGCGCGACCAGTAGAGGTCCTTCATCCGGGCGACCGCCTCGGGCGAGTGCTTCCTGCCCGTGGACGCGGCGGAGATCTTCGCCCTGGTCTCAGGGCTCGCCCGGTAGACGCGGCGCCTCTCGAGGAGCTCCGGGCGGCTCTGGGCCTCGCGGACGGCGGCCGAGTGCCTGGCCTTCACTTCGGGGTCGGAGAAAGCCTCCTTCGCCGCGGCGGAGATCCTCTCCTTCACTTCGGGGCGGGCGTTCGCGAGACGGGCGGCCTCGGACTGACGGGCCCTGGCGTCAGGATCGCTGAGGGAGGCCCTGAGAGACTCGGCGATGCGCTCCCGGTAGGCCGGGTCGTCCTGAAACGCCCGGCGCCTCTCTTGGACGGCGGGGTCGGCCATCACGGACTTCGCGGCGGCCGATCGCCTGGCCCTGGACTCCGGAGTGTTGAGCGCGGCCTTGGACCTGGCGCGAGCCTCCGGCGTGTGGCAGGCCCCGATGGTGACCGGGTGCTTCTCACGGAAGCCGGGGCGGTCCCACGGATTGCGAACGGGGTGCGGCTGGTGATCACCACCAGACTTGAAGTTGAAGCCCTTCTCCGGGTTCGTCGTGTCGAAATGGGCTACCCATCGCTTCTCCGCCTCGTTCGCGGAATCGAGGTCATGGCAAACCTCGAGAACCTCGTGCGAGAATGCGTCTTTACCGTAAACGCGAATGGCGTTCGCAAAGTGTGACCATCCTTTCATCTTTCCGTTTGCGGTGTAGACGTGCTGGTTCCAGCGCTTCAGCATCGTCTTCTTCGTCTGTCCGACGTAACGACGCCCGGATTCGGTGTGGATATGACAGTAGATGGTGAATACGACTGAGGCCGCAGATCTCTCCGCGGCCTCACCCGATTTGTTGACTGAACTCATGATCTGAGATTAGCACAGGCCTTTCAGCCCGGCAATCTCAAATCGGTCTCAAAGTCTGATGCGAACCTGCATCGTAGCCACAATGTACTCGAGCGGGAAGACCGGGACGTAGATGGCCTCCGCGCGGAGGATCGTCGGGTCGTTCGCGTCGGTGAAGACCGCGAGCCCGGCGACCTTCGCCACGATCTGCTGGTCGATGAGGTTGCCGAACGCGCCGGTCAGCTGGGTCTCGACGGACTTGATGATGGCCCCGGTGAACTTCTGGCCGATGTACGGGTCGAGGACCTTGCGGATGGTCTGCTGGACGAACTGGATCGTCAGCGTGACGGACGGGGTCCTGGTGATGACGGTGTCGGTCCGGGTCGTCAGGCCGTGGCGGATCCGGAGGCCGGTGTCCACCTGCTCGACGACCGTGACTCCGGAGACCGCCGTGGCGTTCGCGTCGGTCGGATCGAGGAGCCTGCCGAGGTTCTTGAACCCGATGAGGGACCTGCGCGTGATGGGCGTCGCGACGTCCACCGACGGGTTGCAGGTGGAGCCGGCCAGGGCCGCGGCGGCGTACGAGCCGTCCACGAGCTGGTCGAACGAGTTCCCCTGGTCGTCCGTCAGGGTGATGACGAACGAGTCGGGGTACGTGACGATCATGAGCTCGGACGAGAGGCCCCGGGCGATGGCCTGGACCCCGAGCGGCGACGTGCCGACCGCGACGCCGACGATGCCGGTGCGCTCGCCCTCCTGCCTCGGGCTGCTCATGAAGACGCAGTGCTGGTTGAGGTACGAGAAGATCTGCGGGTCGGTGGCCAGGGGCGTGATGACGTCCGGCTTGACCGAGCCGCTGATCGGCTTCTGCTGCTCGTCGATGGCCGCCACGTAGGACTGGAGGGTCGCCTGCGAGGAGCCCGGGGCCCTCTGGACCTGCTTCAGCCCGAGGAGGACCGCGCCGTTCAGGAGCGCGAAGCGCGCGCCGAGCGAGAGCGGATTGTCCGGGGTCGGAGGCCCGAAGGACTGCTGGATCTTCTTGTTGTCCCGGTAGAGGCCGGTCGCGAGGTCCGTCTTCGCGTAGTCGTACGAGACGTAGTAGACGTCGCCGATCTTCGGGTGCGTCCCGGACCTCGGGTACGTCGTGAGGACCGCCGCGGTCCCGGGGTTCATGTTGTTCGTGTTGAACACGGTCGTCTCGACGCCGCCGATGCACCTGAGGGGGATCGTCCCGTCGCAGGTGAAGGTCTGGCCGACGGCGAGCTTGAAGCTGCCGCCGTTGTCGTAGTCCCCGGCGGTGGCCGGGAGGACCGTGAAGCGGAGGCCCGTGGTCGCGTCCGTGTAGGTCTGGCCCGGGAACCCGGTCCCGTGGGAGCCTGCGAGGCCGGCCGAGCTGGAGACCGTGTACCCGGCCTGGGCGTTCTCGCCGACCGCGGAGCTCGAACCCGGGACGATCCCGAGGCCGGTGTCCGTGACGAAGGCAGTGCCTGCGACCGAGGTGAAGGCGATCGTCGAGGTGGACCCGGTCGACCTCGAGTTGATCTCGAGGTAGTTCCCGAGGCCCGGGACGGGGAGCCCGTACGCCACGGCGAGGGCGCCGAAGGCGACGTTCGCGTTCAGGGCGCTGGCGATGGCCTTCGCCGTGGGCTGAAGGCGCTGGGCGAGCGCCCCTCCGACGAAGCCGAGGACGTCGTTGGCGGTCCCGGTGCTCTTGATCCCGACGTTGGAGATCTGAGAGTTGACCCTCGAGGAGAGCCACAGCTGGCCGGCAATGGAGCCCGTGCCCGTGTGGGCGACGAGCTCGGAGAGCGTGGCCGTGGCCGCGTCGACGAGGTCGTTCGTCCCGTGGACGTGGTAGATGCCCTGGAGCTGGGTCCGGTGGGCGTTGTACGAGCCGAACGTCGTCGCGTAGCCGATGGCGTTCGCCAGGGCGATGACCGACGCGAGCCCCGCGGGCCCGACCGTGGTCGCGTTCGGGGCGACGATGACGTTCGTCGTGTCCGCCACGGCGTGGTACGCCGTGGACGCGAGGTGGACGTTGAGCTTCGCCTTGATCTCGTTGGCGAGGGCCGCGAAGTTCGTGTACGGGCCGCCGGGGCCGTCCGGGACCGTGATCCCGAGGATCGTGTCCGTGACGTCGTTCACCTTGTGGACGCCCGACTGGAGGTAGTGAGCGTTGATCTTGGCCTTGAGGTCCGTGAGGAGGGCCTCCTCCGTCAGCTGGTCGACGGCGATGGCGACCGTCTCGGCGTTGACGGTGTCGTCGAACCCGTGGACGCCCTTCTGAAGGAGGTGGAAGTTGTACTTCTCCTTCAGGTCGTGGGCGAGCAGGATCGCGGTCGGGAGGTCCGTACAGGCCGGGAGGGCCGTCGGATTGACGGTGTCGCTCAGCTGATGGACGCCGGCCTGGGAAAGGTGGGCGTTGTAGTTCGTGCGGAACTCGTTGATCAGCGTGATGCTGGTGACGAGGTCCGTCGCGTTCGGCGACACGACCGGGTTCACCGCGTCTGCGATGAGGTGGTACGTGACCGACGGGATGTGGGAGTTGAAGGTCGCCTTCAGGTTGTTCGCCAGGGCGACGAGGTCGGCCGTGTACGTGGCGACGTCCGCCGCGGGGGCGACCGCGAGGTAGCCGTCGTTGATGGCGGTGACGACGTCCTCCAGGGTGGTGGCCGCGCCGGACGGCAGCGTGACGCCGAAGTCCAGGCCGTCCACGCTCATCTGGAAGTTGTTGTTCAGGCCGGACGTGATGTTGTACGGAGCGACCTTGGTTCCGACGAGGGTCGCCGGCTGGTTCATCGCGCTGTAGGAGCCGGCCGCCGACATGTTCGGGGCGAGCCCGAACTTCGGGGAGCCGTCCGTCTGGCCGCCGGAGGTCGGGACGAGGACGAGGACGCTCGAGGTCAGGCCGTTCGTGAACGACTGGACGTTCCTGCCCTTGACCTGCAGGAGGGCCTGCGTCCCGTACGAGGTCGCGGAGGCGAGGGCGTTCGGCGCGGTCGAGAGGAACGTCGGGGACCCGTCCGCATGGACCTGAGCGTCGAGGTCGACGAAAGCGTTGATCGCCGCCGCGGCCGCGGCCACCGAGAGCGACAGCGAAACGTCGATCGGGCCGAGCGTCACGCCGTCGATCACCAGGACGATCCGGTCGGTCGCCAGCGGGGCGACCGGGTTGGTGACGGGGTTCCCGACGAGGACGGCCTTGTACGCCGTCGCGAGGTTCGGGGACACCGCGGGAGTCCCGTCGACCACGACGCCGCCGAAGATGCTGCTGGCGGAGTAGATGTCGTACGGCTCTTGCTGGGCGTTCGAGAACGAGGCGTGGGACGCCGGGTTCAGCGAGTTGCTGAAGAGGACGGTCACGGTCTCGGAGACGGGGGTCCCGGAGCCGGTGTGGAACGCGTCGGGGAGGTACTCGACGCCGGACGGCCACTGGACCGTCTGGGAGAGACCGGACTTCGTCCCGTACTTGGCTCCGAAGAGGTTGGCCCCCGTCGCGCTCGACTCGATCGTGTACTGTCCGACGCCCGAGGGGCCGGAGGTCACGACGCTGAAGGTGAAGGCGCTGTCCGAGATCCGGTTGTACCAGAAGGTGGCGAACGCCTGATAGTCGGCGGGGACCGGATCGCGGAGGACGAAGGTGTTCGTCGCCGAGTCGGCCTCGAGGACGACGACCGACGGACGGGCCGCGGCGTCGCGCCACGTCTTGCCGACGTGGACGGTGACGAGGTCCGGGCGGTTCGTCGGAAGGTCGATCCTTCCGTTCGTGATCGTCTGGTAGAGGGAGACGCCGAGGGGCGTATCCCTGCCGTTGCCGGTCGTCGGCGAGAGCGGCGTCACGAACTTCGTCTCGGAGACGGTCGCGGTGAGCGGATCCGTGAACCTCGCGCAGGGGACGCCGTAGATCCGGTTGTCGACGAGGAGGCCGGTGATCTGGGTGGAGTCGAAGGTGGTGAGGCCCGTCTTCTCGCCCGCGGTCACCAGGAAGGCCGTTCCCCACTGGATGATCGACTGCTCGCCCTGGTTGATGACGACGAAGTCGGGTCCGTTGAGGTAGTCGCGGCGGTTGGGCGCGATGCCCACGTTCCCGACGTTGACGATGTTGCTGTTCGGCAGGTAGTCGAACGTGTCCTGCCACGTGTTGAAGTAGTACGTGATGGCGACCGTCGAGCCGGGCTTCGGCGCAAACGGAAGGGTGACCATCGAGTTGGCGCCGTCGAGGGTCTTCGCAAGGACCTGGACGCCGTTGACGATCACGACGACCCTGGAAGGATCCGTCGTGGTGATGCCGCCGCTGGAGCCGTCGACGACCGGGCCGTTGAGGACGCGGAAGGCCGCGTTGCGGGCCGTGCTCGTCCCGGGATTGAACCCGAACACGCCGTTGGCGTTCCCGGATCCGATGAGGATGTTGCCCTGAGCCTGGAGCTGGACGTGGTTCAGGCCCGCGGCGTCGACGTGGACGGACGCGCTGAGGCCGGTCACGGCCGCAGCGTTGATGTCGTTCGCGACGTCCGAGGCGGCGCGGCCGGTGCCGACCGTCAGCGCGATCGAGACCTGGAGGACGTCGTCGACCGTGACGGCGAAGGTGTCGTTCACGCCGGCGAGGACGCTGTACGTCTCCGCCTGCGGAGCGACGAGGACGGCCGGGGTCGTCGTGACCTGGGACGAGACGTCGTCGGTGATCCGAGTATCGCCGCGGTGGAAGAAGTAGTTGATCGTGACGACGTCGTCCGCCTGGGGCGGGATCAGGAGCTGGACGATCCCGTTCGCCCCGTCGACGGACGCGACGACGGACTGCTGCCCGTTGACGGTGGCCGAGACCTTCGTGGCGTCGTAGGTCGTCTTTCCGATCCCGGAACCGTCCACGATCGGGAGGTTGCGGACCTTGAACTTCGTCCTGGCGCCGTCGAACGGGCCGAGCACGGGGGCGTTGTTCGGACCGGACACGACAGCGCGGCCCGCGGCGTCCTCCCCGAAGACGGGCGTGTCGGCGACGGAGCTTGAGCCCCTGACGAGCTCGTAGTCCGTCTGGCTCAGGGTCTCCTTTGCCGTCCCAATCAGCACCGGGACCCGAAGGCCTCCAAGGAGCTGGGTGACGACCGGCTCGGTGACGGTCCGGGTGTAAACGCCGGGAGGCGCGTAGGTCGTAAAAGGTCCGATGCCCATCTTAGCTCCTTCTCCTGAGCAGAAGTCTAATTATCCGTCTACGTATCCGCCGGTGACAGGTCTTCGTACGGGTATTCGTATGGGCTGAGTGAGCCTTAGTTTCAAGGCCACCGACCATAGAAAACCCATGAATGGGCGGAGCGAGCAGGTTAGCTAGGAGCTCTTCTTGACCTGGTCGAGCTTCGTAATCGCGGCCCCGCGAAGGCCGAGGATGTCGGCCTTCGCGGGTGCGACCTTCCCGTCGACCTTGGACAGGGCGTTCGTCCCGGACTCCCTCCGGGTCTTCTCCCTGTCGACGCGCTCCGCGTTGATCCTCTCCCACTTCTTCTCGGAGGAGCGCCCCACGGCCTTGTCGAGAGTCGGATAGTCGAGATCGTGAGATCCGGAGTTCCCGTGGACGCCGCTCTCCCCGCGAACGCCGCCGGCGAACTGAAAATTGGTGATGGAGATGGCGAGCCTGCGGGCCCTACCTCCGCAGGTCGGGCACGGATGCCACTGCGAGTACTTCTTGACCTCGTCGGTCTGGGTGAGGAGCTCCTCGAACTCAGCCTCGCACGGATCGCACTTGTACTCGAACGTGGGCATCGTACGGGACGATACCGAAATCGGTGTCAGCGGACGGACTCGTACGTGAGCTTCTTGCCCCTGCCGCGCCCGATCCACACCGGGATTCCGGCAATCTCCGTCGGGCCGCCCTCCGAAAGGAGGTCGAGGGGGAACGACCCGTCGAGGTACCCGCGGTCCTGCTCCGCCGACTTGGAGGTGAGCTCTATCCTGTTGACGACGCCCGGAAGCGGGGTGTAAGTCTCCCAGTCGACGCGGAGGGACAGCGACACAGAGCTCTCGTAGTAGTACTCGTCAGTCTCAGCGTTGTACACCTCCTCGTTCTCGCCGCCGGGCGATATGTCGAGAAGCTCGAGGCCGTCGTATCCGAGGTCCTTCTGACTCTCCAGGAACTTCACGACGACGTAGTCGGTCATCCTCTCCCTGTCCTCGGTGTCCCTGGTGAATACGATGAGGTCGAAGGTGACCTCGAACTTCCCTCCGTAGACCTCGGCGACGTCGGATCTCGTGTCGGTCACGACTATCGCTACCTTGTCGCAGTTCTGGGCCCTGTCGCCGAACGCGAGGACCGCACCGGGGAGGGCGGTCGTGTTGGCCGTGTCGCGGAAGAACTCGAAGGGGCCCTGCAGGCCTATCCTGTAGCGGTAGTCCGCATAGACGGCCATCCCGGGCGGCGTGGCCTTCAGGAAGGTGACGTGGCCTGTGGGATAGTCCACGTGATAGTCGACGTCCGGAACGAGGACCCGGCGGTTGTCCAGCCACAGCCTGAGAGAGCCGTCGTACACGTTGTCGTGCGAGAGCTGAGCGTCCGTGTCGACCGAGCTCGTGAAGAAGATGAGCGGTTCCTGGGTGACGGTCAGGACTGGGTCGATGGTGAAGAGGCCGGCGATCGTGTTGGCGTCGTCGGGAATCTTGGTCACGGAGAGGAAGTACACGCCCGGCGGGCTCGGGAAGGAGTTCCTGTCGACGCAGTACTGCTCCAGGACGTTGAAGTTCTCACGGACCCACTCGATGGTGGTACCCGGGAGGTTCTCCACGGGGGCCTGCATGACGAACGAGGCCAGCCGGCCGATATAGTTGTCGGCGGACAGGCGAACACGGTCCGCCGACGCATTGTTGACGATAATCCCGCGCTGGGGACGGAGCTCGAAGGAGAACTTGGACTGAACGTTCTCCGAGTCCGCCCGGTAGCGCGGGTGGTCGTAGAGAATCTTCTTGAGCTCCCGCACCACCCTCTTCTTGGTGGCGTTTATCAACCAGTTCTTGATAGCACACCCCCTTCCTGCCGCGACGAGGTCCTTTCTACGTGGCACCAGCAACAGACGAGGTCACATTTCGACATCTCAGCTTCAATCTTGTCGAACCTCCACCCACCGGAGACCGCACTGGCGATATCGATCAGTTTGGTTTCCTCGGGACGATGATCCCAGTCCATCAACAGAGGGTCGAACGAAGTCCCGCAGTCAGAACATGGACGATCTTTCTTCAGATCCGACACTTTCCGGCGCAAGACCGAACTGCGTGTGCGGCGACGATCGGCAATACCGCACATCCTGCAGCTGACAACATGGGCGGGGTGACTCTTGCAAGAGTACCTGTCCATCCTTATGACCCTGGAAGCAGTCCTAGCCCTGTGACATCCGACGCATACCAGGTCACATTTACCGATCTCGAGAAGAAGTTTTTCAACGCTGCAAGCTCTGTAGACAAGGGCGCTGATGTGAAAGACCTTAACTTCATCCGGCCGATGATCAAAGTGCATCGCCTCCGAACGAAACGACCGCGAGCAATCGCCGCACAGGCCAGACTTCAGTCGACAAACGATCGACTCTAGTCTTTCCTGCTGACGTTGCTTCCGCTGTCTCAAGGGACGCCTCCTTCGGCCGGGGGGCCCTACTGTCCCTTCTTGGACTTCTTCGACTTGGTCTCGACCGGCTCCGAAGGCTCTGACTCGTCAGAGGGAACCACAGGGTCGTCGTCCTGTGCCGGCTCCGGCTCCGGCTCCGGGGACGGCTCCGGCTCAGGGACGGGCGCCGGCGCCGGCGCGGGCGCGGGCGCGGGGGCCGTTCCAGAAAGGTGGGGGTAGGAGTGGTCGATGAGGTCGCTCACCGTCTCCACGATCTTGCCAACGTAAACGCCCTTATGGTGCATTCTATCCTCCTGCCCTCGAGATGATTAAGGCCTCAGGGCCGACTCGACGGACTCGATGTATGAACGGTGATAGTGGTGATGTCCGTAGCTCGACACCGGTCCCGGGGTCGCGTAGTTCGCGGCCTGCGACCAGTCGTCCTTCCCGGTCTGGATGGCGCGAAGAGCGTCTTGCTTCGGCATCTGGAACACCCACCGGAGGACGGCGTATGCGAAGGCGGGGCTCCGGGATCCGCCCTGCTGGCAGTGGACGTAGACCGGGCCGTGCCCCACGTTCAGATGGGCGAAGGAGACCGCGTGCCTGACCAGGCCGGCCGGGAACGGGGTGCCGTCGTCGGGGACGCGGCACTCGCTCAGGACCGGTATGCCCTTCCCCTCGTCCGAGTGCTCCGTCTCGACGTTGAGGACGGATCGGACGCCAAAGTCGTCCCTGAGGTGGGCCCAGTCGGCCTGGTCGAATATGCTCCCCCCGACTATGACGAGCGGGTGCACCGACCATCGGTGGCACGCGTGGCCGAGATACAGGCGGTTCGCGTACTGCTCGATGATCACGGGCTACCGACTTTCTCGACCGAGTTGGCGTGGAACCTCGACACCGTCCCGTCCTTGTCGTCCTCGACGTAGAACTCTCCGAAGCTGATCACTTTCCCTGACATGGCGCGCCCGTTCCGGACGTACCGGGGCATACGGACCGAGTCCCCGACCTTGACGTCCCCGGCGGCACGGATGGACGAGTCCCAGTCGGCGACCGGGTGTTCCGGGGACGGGGCGAATGGCAGGTCGTTCGGATGGTAGCAGCAGAAGCCGAGGAAGATGTCCGCCGCGGCGCCGTTGTGCACGCGGATCTTCTGCTTGACGGTGACAACGTAGTCCTTATATCCGCGCGGATCGTTGTCGGATCCGGAGGACTCTCCGTCCGGATCCTTCTCGATCGTCATGATGCACGGTCGGGACGAGTACTTCGATATCTTGTACGAGATGGCGTACAGCCACGACTCGTTCTCCTCGCGTGTCCATGCGAGGACCGGACCGCGGACGCTCATGGGCTGTTCCATCAGTCGTCCATCTGGGCGAGGAGGAGGAGGCCCGTGGCGACGGCCGTCATCGGATCGCCGGCGGCGCGGATCTCGGAGATCTGGATGGGGAACTTCGAACGGTGGACCTCAAAGCGCTCCTTGAACTTCTCGAGGAAGCCGCCGGCCAGGGACGTCCCGCCGGACACGATGATCGGTATGGGCTTCGGGACGAGGATCTCGCTCTTGGCTCTGGCGAAATGCTTGATCACGTTGTCGATAGTGTAATCGATCAGGGTCTGGACGAAGAGGGTGATCGCCTCCTCGTCGCGGTTCTTCGGGGACGTGATGTCAATCCCGCCCTCCTTCAGGGCGCACATCTTGGCGGCCGTGGTGTTAACGGCCCGTCCGGCGCCAGCGTCGATCCAGTCACCGCCCCGTCCAAGCGAGAACTCGAGCGCGGACATAGCGTTGTACGAAAGGCAGACGTTCGTCATGCCCGATCCGTACGAGATCCCGAGGCCGGAGAAGCTCTCCTTTCCGCATTCGGAGAAGACGACGGCGAGAGCCTCGTTCGCCGGCTCCGGAAGATAGCCGAGCTCCTTCAGAATCTTGCTGATGACCATCCCGTGGTAGGTCACATCCGAGTTCGCGACGTCCACGGCCGCGGCCGGGACCGAAAAGCAGCACTTCTCGCCGGACTTCGACGGATCCCCGAGGATCTGCTTCATCATGAGGGCGATGACCTGCTGGGCGTCGATCTCGCCGGAGGCGATCAGGCCCCCGGACATGGGGCGGCGGGCCTCGCGATTGAAGATGTTGGCCGTCTCGAGAGCCTTATCCCCGATGACGAGGAGCTTTCCGTCGAGCTCGACATAGTCCGTCCCGGATAGCTTGAGCATGCGCTTGTGCTCGGGCGGGAGATCGAGGAACGCGTCCCGGACGCGCTTGTGCTCGATCTTCTTGTTCAGGCGCCTTGCGGCGACGAAGTTCATCGTGCCACAGTCGAGTCCGACCCCGCTGTCTCCGTTCTTTGACATGGTCATGGTCTCCGTAGAGGTATTCAAGTCCGGCTGGACCTTACCGGGCCTAAACATGACGAGGAAGACTCGGGGGCGGAAAGGACGCCCGCCTACTTCTTCCGCATCTTGCTGAGGGCCTTCCTGGACTCGTCGAACTCCTTAGAGTCGGTCTCGGACGAGGCAACCGTAATCTTCGCCTCGGCGTCCGGGACGACCTTGCTCGGGATGAAGAAAGGATCCTGGGACGGCTGCTGGAAGTGGGGCGACTGGGCGGGGAGCGAGAGGCCGGACGGAGCCCCTCCCCTCTTGAGTATCGATAGGATCTCGGACATCATTCCGTCGAGGTGGGAGACGGAGCTCACGAGAGAGGAAACGTCCTGGACGGGCGGGATGACGGCGGCGGGGGGCGGGGCAGCTGCGGGGGCAGGCTGCGCAGGGACGTCAACAGGAGACGTGCGAATTCCGGACAAAGGCCAAACGGGGACGGGACTCACGGCCGGCGGCCTCGACGAGACGGTCACCCACCTCATCTGGATCATCTTCCTGAGGTCAGAGGAGGAGTCGCGCATGTTCTGGGTGATGACCCTGGAGCTGTCGAGACCGCCCCTGGCCTGAAGGGACACACCTATGTCCTCGACGACAAGGCTCGTGCTCAGGTTGTTGGAGACCTCGTACAGCATCACTTCATGTACCTGGCCATGGCCTGGTCGAGTTCCGGGACGAAAACGTCGGAGATGACCTTCTTGAGGCGGTCCATGAAGTCCTTCATGACCCCGTCGAACTTGCCCTCCGGATACTTGGTCTCACCCTCGTCCGTCTTCGTCATGGTCCTCTGGAACGACAGGGAGACCTTACCCTCCTTCGTGACGCGGATGCCCTTCATCCCGGCGAGCGCCCTGGGGGCAGCCTTGGCGGCGGCGTGATCGACCTTGCGGGCCATGGATCCGCGTCCGGCCGGCCTTCGGGCGTCCCGTGCCGGCCTTCGGGCGTCCCGTGCCGGCCTTCGGGCGTCCTGGACCGGAGATCGGGCATCCTTCATCCTGGAGATTCGCGACACGTCG